GTTATTGGTAACAGTACTGCAGTAGGTGGTAAATTTACAACTTTAGAAGCAAGTGGAAACATAAGTGGATCATTAACCTCAACTGGTTCATTTGGAAAAGTATTAGGAGATGGTAGTAGTTTAACCGGAATAACCTCATTTGCTGGTGCGGCTGGAACTGAAACTTTATTTAGTGGTTCAGCCGCTTCAACTGGTTCATTTGGAAAAGTATTAGGAGATGGTTCATCTCTCACAGGAATAAGTGGATTTGATTATACATCAGGAAGCAGTCCCGTAGTAACTACAAATCCAAGTAGTTTAGGGGCAACTTGGATAAATACGACTTCTGGAGAACTATTTATCTGCCATGATATAACTTCAGGTGAAAATAATTGGTTAGGAACTGCTGGAACTGAAGTTGTGCCGGCAGTACCAGGGTACTTCGGTGGCAGAGGAGTGTTTGGTGGTGGATACTCTGGTTACGACACCATTGATTACATAACCATAGCAAGTACAGGAAATGCAATCGATTTTGGAGACTTGACTGTTTCCAGGCATGGTTTAGCAGCATGCTCTAATAACGCAAGAGGATTGTTTGGTGGTGGTTCTTCTACTACTGATGTCATCGACTATGTAACGATTGCAACTACAGGTAATGCAATCGATTTTGGAGACTTGAGTGTGGCTCGTTGGGGAGTAGGAGCATGCTCAGATGGAACAAAAGGATTATGGGGTGCGGGATACTCTAGTCACAACGTCATTGATTACATAACCATAGCAACTACAGGTAATGCAAGTGATTTTGGAGACTTGACTGTTGGTAGAGCTCGAATAGCTGCTTGCTCCAATGGAACAAGAGGAATATTTGGTGGTGGAGCAACCTCTTCCCCCCGCAACACCATTGATTACGTAACCATAGCAAGTGCAGGTAATGCAACTGATTTTGGAGACTTGACTACATCTCGTCAGTCACCAGGAGCATGCTCCGATGGAACAAAAGGTGTATTTTGTGCTGGAGAAACCTCGGGTGCCAATTCCAACGTTATTGATTATGTAACCATTGCAACTACAGGTAATGCAACTGATTTTGGAGACTTGACTGTGGCTCGTAAGTGGGTATCAGGTTGCTCCGATGGAACAAAAGGAGTGTTTGGTGGTGGATCCTCGTCTAACGTCATCGACTATGTAACGATTGCAACTACTGGAAATGCAATCGATTTTGGAGACTTGACTGCTTCTCGGGGTTACCTTGGATCATGCTCAGGTACTTAAAATAATTAAAACAATAAATAGGAATTAAAGTTATGTTAGTAAAATTCAATGAAATAATAGAAGTAGTTCTACACCATGAAGGTGGATACGTAAATGACCCTGATGATCCAGGCGGAGAGACTAATTTTGGCATAGCCAAGAGAAGTCATCCTGACGTGGATATCAAAAATCTCACCAAAGATGGTGCTAAAGAAATCTATAAAGAACATTATTGGGATGCAAATAAAGTAGAATCCTTACCTGAAAATCTAAGACATATAGCATTTGATATGTATGTTAATCAAGGTAAATCAAGAGGTGTCAAAATTTTACAACAGGCTGCTAATGCCAAGGGTGCTGGACTTAAAGTAGATGGTGGATTAGGACCTATGACTCTCAAGGCAATAACGGAATCTAATGTAGAGTTACAAAGAGTAAGGGCTTATCGTATTAAATATTATGCTGACTTGGTAACCAGAAAACCAGACTTAGAAAAGTTTTATTTCGGTTGGTTTAGACGAGGTTTAGAAGTTTAATATTAAGTTGAATTATAATAACTTATATTTATAGATGTAGGGGAATACCTATGACTATACCAACAAACACTGGCGAAAAAATATGAGTTTAAAAAAATTAGTAGAAGAAATAACTAAACCAATACTTCAAGAAGGAGTGAATGATCCTGGAATTCTCAAAGCAGTATTTCTTGCTGGGGGACCTGGATCAGGTAAATCATATGTTGCCAGTGGATTGTTTGGAATACCAAAGAAAATTAATGTATCAGCTTCCGGACTAAAACTTATCAATCAAGATAGTGAATTGGAAAGAATGTTAAAGAAGTATGGATTTGGTTTAGATTTAGATGATATGCCAGAAGAATTATTTCGACAACTTACTGATCCTGATTATGAAGATTATAGTGGTGTTAGAGGTAGAGCTAAAGAATTAACTGCTTCTCGTAAAAAACTTTATATGAATGGTAGATTGGGAATGATTATAGATGGTACAGGTCATAAATATGGTTCAATAAAGAAAAAAAAGAAAGAATTAGAAGAAATTGGTTATGATTGTTTTATGGTATTTGTTCATACTGACTTAGATGTAGCTCAAAAAAGAAATATGGAACGACCAAGAAAACTTAATCCTGAATTAGTAGAGGCAAGTTGGAATGATGTTCAGAAAAATAAAATATCATTTCAAGGTCTTTTTGGAAATGCTAATTTTCTTATGGTTGATAATTCTAAAACTTTAGATGAAAAAGCTGCTATTGATAAATTCAATATGTTGATGAAAAAAGGAATTAATAAGTTTATTAAACAACCAATTAAAAACTATCGTGGAAAACAATGGGTTGCTAAACAAAAGATAATGAAAGAATCAATAAATGAAGCACAAGCCGTAAAAGGTGGTAAAGTAGAAAAGTTTATTACAGGTCATAATCTTACTATGAAGGGTAAGAAATATAAAGAAATAGAATTTGAGACATTGGGTATTGATAATAGTTCAAAGATGGTTAAGTTAAAAATCATAGCACCTAAGAATTTATTTGGTATGGAGACACCTGTAAAGTTTGCAACATTAAGACGAGGTCCATTTACTAAAACGGACACGGGTAAAAAAATAAAAGAACAAAAAGAAATCAAAAAAACAATTGGTGTATTCGGTGGAAGATTTCAACCATTTCATTCAGGACATTTAGCTACATATAAGTGGTTGGCAAAACAAGTTGATGAAGCCTATATAACGACAACTAATATAAAGAAACCACCAAGACACCCGATGAACTTTAAAGAGAAAGTTCGACACATGACGAAGATGGGTATTCCAGCTAATCGTATTATAGAAGAAAAAACTCCTTATGTTGCAAAGAATTTATTATCTAAATTTAATTCAGATACTACTGCAGTAATTTATGCCTTTGGTCAAAAGGATGCTGGTAGATTAAAAGCTGGTACTAAAAAAAGTGGTGGTAAAACGTATTATCAGGATTACAAAAAGAATAAGAATGATATTAAAGGATATGAAGAACACGGATATTTTCTAACTGCTCCTCAATTTGGTAGTCTTAGTGGAACAAAAACACGAGATATATTAGGTAATCCAAAAATTGATGATGAAGAAAAGAAAAAGTTTTTCAAAAAAACGTTTGGATATTATGATAAAGGGTTGTATATTATGATGGTAAATAAATTCAAAAAACTGTTTGAATTTTACGTTGGGATATTTGAAAGTTCAGGCACACAGAATGGTGGAGTAGATGATGGACCTGGTTTTTTATCAAGTTTAAAATCGTATCGTGATAGAGCTGAAACCGAAGCTGGGAAATTAGGATGGGAGATTGCAAATCATTTGATTGATGATGAATATTATAATAGTCAAGATTTTGGTTTTGTTAAAGATACCGAATACCCAAAAGGACCAGTTGGTTCGGTATCATTTGGACCTGCTGGTGTATCTGAACCAAGTGCTGCTAATGATTTAGATTTAGTTGGAACTGAACTTTGGAATACATGGTTAGACCACATTGATATGATTTTAAAAAATCAAGATTATGAATATACGGATAGTTTAAAAAGAACTAGAAAATCAATTCTTAAACATAGCAAAAATACATTAGATCAAGGAGAAAGTGAAGAGCCAACTGATACAGATCAAAATAGAGGGAATGACCAACACGATGATTATGATATAGTAAAAGAAGTGCATTCACTTACAAGTAATTTAGAAAAAAACGGAAAGGAGTTACTATTAATGGGCGGAGCCTACGGACATATGAGTCATCCATTTGATGACAAAGATTTGACATTTAAAGATTTAAAAAATATTATAGAAATGGGATTAGGTGGTCAGTTAAATCGTGAGGATAATGTTACAGAAAAAACAGATGGTCAAAACTTAATGATAAGTTGGAAAGATGGTGAGTTAATTTCTGCTCGTAATAAAGGTCATATAAAAAACAAAGGTGAAACGGCTTTAAGCATAAAGGACGTAGAGAGTAAATTTAAAGGACGAGGTGATATTAGAAATGCTTTTGTTTATGCCGTAAGAGATTTAAGTAAAGCAATAAGTGCTTTAAGTGATAAACAAAGAACAAAGATATTTGGTGAAGGTTCTAAATGGATGAGTTTAGAAGTGATGTGGCCTGCTAGTGAGAATGTTGTAAATTATGATATAACAGAATTGATGTTTCATGGAGCTATGGAATATGATGATGATGCAAGGGTAATCGGACAGGCAAAAGATAGTGCTAGAATTTTGGCTGGTATGATTAAACAAGTTAATCAAAACATACAGAAACATTATAAGATTACTAAACCACATTTTATGGATGTACCTAAACACCAAGATTTTGGTAAGCTAAAGGGTAAATTTTTAAGTAGATTAAAAAAACTACAATCACATTATGGATTGAAAGATAACGATACGCTTTCTTTATATCACCAATCGTATTGGCAAGAATGGATTTTTAATGGCGCTAAACAAACTGGTTATTCAAATATAACAAATGAGATTTTGGTTAAATTGACAAAACGATGGGCTTTCTTTGACAAGTCATATAAAATTCCACAGATTAAAAAAGATTTAAAAGAATATCCAAAGTTTTTAGATTGGGTATTAAGTACAGATAAGATTGATCACTCCCGATTGGTTAAAGAGAACATGAAACCATTTGAGGAATTATTTTTTGAAGTGGGTGCTACTATATTAAAGAACATGGATGGTTGGATGGCTGTAAATCCAGCAAAATCAGTTCAAAAGATGAGAGGTAAATTACAATCAGCTATAAAAGATATAAGAAGTGGTGGTGATATAAAGAAATTAAACAAATTAAAAATACAATTAGATAGATTAAATGCCATCGGTGGTTTAGATGCTATTGTTCCAACCGAGGGGATAGTTTTTAAATATAATGGTAAAACTTTCAAATTCACCGGGAGTTTTGCTCCACTAAACCAGATTACTGGCATGATGACATTTTAAGGAAATAAGGTTATGAGTAATATAGAAAAAGTAAAAAAAATGGTAAAGGGGATTTACAATCGCCCCATACAGATTGGTTATCAGGGTAAATCCATAGATGAAAGAAAAGAAGGTGAGACTTGGGTTGACCACAATAACAGAACTTGGGTTAAAGAAGATGGTAAGAGAAAACAAATTACAAAAATACCACCAAAAGGATTTGATAAATGTAAAGATTGTGAAAAGTTAATTTTAAAAACCATTGACCAACAAACTTATGATAGAATGCAAAAGTGTCAATATTGTCAAATGGAATTTGAAGCTACTCTACATAGAGAAGGTAAATGGAATGACTGGGTTGCTGATTTAGAAAAGAAAAGATGGGATGGTATATTAAAGGAATATGAACAAGAAATAGCAGAAATTAAACAAAAAAATCCATTTGATAAAACAGTTGCTAATGCTTTAGCTTCCAATGAACATAGAAGATGAGTAATTTAAAGCAAGCAATAAAAGTAAATTATTTAAAATGCGTTCAAGACCCGTCATATTTTATTAATCAATATTGTACTATTCAACACCCACAGCGCGGTAAGATTAAATTTAAATTATATGATTTTCAGTATGATGTATTAAAGGCATACCAAGAAAATAATTATAATGTTGTATTAAAATCAAGACAATTAGGTATATCAACATTAAGTGCTGCTTATTCTTTATGGATGATGTTATTTCATAATGATAAGAATGTATTGTGTATTGCCACTACGAAAGATACTGCTAAAAATCTTGTAACTAAAGTTCGTATTATGTATGATGGATTGCCGAGTTGGTTAAAAACTCAGATAGTTGAAAATAACAAACTTTCACTTATTTTTAAAAACGGAAGTCAGATAAAAGCTATTGCTTCTAATGAATCTGCTGGTCGCTCTGAAGCATTGTCTTTATTAATACTCGATGAGGCTGCTTTTATAGAAAGAATAGATACGATATGGACTGCTGCTCAACAAACACTTGCAACTGGTGGTCAATGTATAGCCATTTCTACACCCAATGGTGTTGGTAATTGGTTTCATAAAACTTGGTTGGATGCCACGGATGGAATTAATGCATTCAATACAATCAAACTTCACTGGTCAGCGCATCCTGATAGAGACCAAAGTTGGAGAGATGAACAAGATAAGAACTTAGGTCCTTCACAGGCTGCTCAAGAATGTGATGCTGACTTCTTGAGTTCTGGTCGTTCAGTTGTTGATCCTCTTATCTTGGGGTGGTATAAAGAAAAAATGTGCTGTGAACCTATGGAAAAAAGTGGGTTTGATAGAAATCTTTGGATATGGGGATATCCTGATTACTCAAAACAATATATAATATCTGCTGACGTAGCACGTGGAGATGGAACTGATTATAGTGCCGCTCAAGTATTTGATTTAGAAGAAATGGAACAAGTAGCGGAATATAAAGGTCAATTAGGCACAACAGAATTTGGTAATTTCTTAATTGAACTAGGAACTAAATATAATGATGCTCTATTAGTAGTGGAGAATAACAACATAGGTTGGGCTACATTACAGACTATTATTGATAGGGGATATGAAAATTTATTTTATCAAGAGAAAAATAATTTAATTGTCGATGATGATAATCAACATACGAATAGATATAGAAACATTGATAAGAATAAAGTACCTGGTTTTACAACTACAATGAAAACTAAACCATTACTTGTGGCAAAGATGGAAGAATATACACGAGAGAAAATGGTCAAGTTAAAATCAACTCGTTTAATTGATGAACTTTTTGTATTTATATATAATAACAGTAAAACTGAAGCTCTTGCTGGGTATAATGATGATTTAGTAATGTCTTATTCTATATTATTATGGATTAGAGATACTGCTATTCGTATACAATCAGAGAGAAATGAATTTCAAAGTAGTTTGGTGGATTCAATTGGAAATCTAAATGAGAGATCTCCAATTATGACATCAAATAAACCTAAAGATAATCCATACGAGATGGATGTCAATGGTGAAAAAGAAGACTTAACTTGGTTATTGGGGTAAATTATGGCAGATAATATTTTTAGTAAATTAGGTAGATTATTTCAATCTAATGTAATAATTAGAAAAACAGATGATAATCGTTTGGTTGTAAAAGATTTGGATTTCAGTCAAACTAATTTACAATCAAACTTTATTGATAGATATCAGCGATTGATGCAAAATACCTATTCAAATCCACATCATGCTGCACAAAATCGTAGAGCAGCCTATGAGATACATAAACGTACTTTGTTTAGAGACTATGAGATGATGGATCAAGACCCGATTATTGCTTCTGCTCTTGACATTTATTCAGATGAATCAACAATTGATAATATTGAAGGAGAACTTTTAAAAATAAAAACGGAGAATAGTAAAATTGGAAAAATTCTTCATAATTTATACTATGATATTATAAATATTGAATTTAATCTATGGAGTTGGATACGAAATCTAACCAAGTATGGTGATTTTTATTTATTACTTGATATTGTCGACAAGTATGGTGTAGTGAATGTAAAACCAATAAGTGCTTATGATATTACTAGATTAGAAGATCACGATTTGGCTAATCCACAATTAATTCAATTTGAAATAGAAGATGATAAAAAAGAAATAAAAGAAAATTATGAAATTGCTCATTTTAGATTAATGAGTGATACTAATTTTTTACCATACGGTAAATCACAATTAGAAGGTGGTAGAAAGGTATTTAAACAATTAATGTTGATGGAAGATGCCATGTTAATTCATAGAATCATGAGAGCACCAGAGAAAAGAATCTTTAAAATTGACGTTGGAAATATACCACCGAGAGAAGTGGAACAATTTATGCAAAAAATCATCAATAAGATGAAAAAGATTCCTGTTATTGACCAAAGTACAGGAGAGTATAATTTAAAATATAACATGGAGAGTGTAACGGAAGATTATTTCCTACCAGTTCGTGGTGGTGATAGTGGAACTTCTATTGAAACTCTTCCTGGTTTATCTAATAATGATGCGATAGAAGATGTTGAATATTTGAGAAACAAACTAATGGCAAGTCTTAGGATTCCAAAAGCCTTCTTGGGTTATGAAGAAGGATTGAGTGGTGGTAAAGCCACATTGGCTGCTGAAGATGTTAGGTTTGCTCGTACTATTGAAAGACTTCAAAAAATTGTCGTGAGTGAATTAACTAAAATCGGTATAGTTCATCTATACAGTCAGGGGTTTAATGATTCAGATTTAATAGATTTTGATTTAGAATTACAGAATCCATCTATGATTCATGAGCAAGAGAAACTTGAGTTAATGAATCAGCAAGTTGAGTTAGCTGAAAAAGCTATGGATACTAAATTATTTTCACGTAAGTGGATTTATGACAATATATTTGATTTTTCAGATGATAAGAAAAAACAAATATTTGAAGATATTGTTGAAGATACAAAACAAAAATATAGATTCGAACAGATAGAAAGTGAAGGTCAAGACCCCGCTGAACAACCAGTAGAGTCATCTGAAGAAGATGATGATATGGCAAGACCTGGTGATTGGGGTGGTAGTGAAAAAGAACATTTTGGTAAGAATAAACCAAGAGAAGATGACGGTAAGCTTAAAAAAGGCGATAGAAGTTATGGAAAGAGGGAATTTAAGGGTGGTTCTCCATTAGCTACTAATAAAGCACATACTGCCGTTGCTCGTGAGGGTATTTTAAGTCAATTAAAGAATAAATTCCCTAAAAAAGATTCTTCGTTATTAAGTGAAGATAATATAATAGAAGAGTAAATACCCACTTATTCTAAATTACATTATATTTATATATGAATAATTGTATAGAAATAAAACGGAACATTTATGAGCAAATTCAGACATAGTAAATTGAGAAATGCTGGACTTTTATTTGAATTTCTACTAAGACAGGTGACAGTAGATGTTTTGAATAAGAAAAAAGATTCACCAGCAATCAAAATCATTAAAAAACAATTTAATGAACATACCGAAATTGGAAAAGAACTGGCATTATATAATTTGATAACATCGAAAAAATTTAAATCAGATAAGAAAGCTGATTTCTTTTTGTCTGAGGTATTAAGACAACGGGGAAAGTTAAATAATTCCGTATTACGAAGAGAAAAATACAATATCATAAAGAGTATTAAAGAACATTATGATATTAATCAATTATTTTCTTCAAGCGTACCTAATTATAAAGTCTATGCCTCTACTTATAAGTTGTTTGAAGGTATTGGTGAACTAAGTGCTGATGAAAAGACAGAAAGTTATTTTATTATTTTAGAAAATGTTACTACAATAACTACTAAAAAAACTGATACTTTTATGTATGATGAATTGAAAGATAAAGATTTGAGAATTTTATCTTACAAGGCTTTGTTAGAAAAATTTAATAAAAAATATACTAATTTGAGTGATCCTCAAAAACAAGTATTAAAAGAATATATTAGTAGCATTTCAAATACTAATAATTTTTCTTTATTTGTAGAAAATCAAATACCCGTTTTAAAAACTAAACTGAATAAAAAAGTAAGTAAGATTAAAGATAAGGTATTGAAAATCAAACTACAAGAAGCAGTTAATTGTGTTGATAAATTTTGTTTAAATGAATCAAGAAAAACTGATGATAATTCAGTCGTTCAATTATTGAGATATTATGAACTTGACAAAGAACTCAACAAAATTTAATTCGTTAGTAAGGGAACTTACGCGGGGATTATTTACAAAGAAGTTAAAAGAAATGACTTCAACGGCAAGTATTGCTGGATTTGAAACACCTAATGCATTTGGAAAGACCAGTAAGAAGAAGAAGAAAAATCTTGAAAAACAAACTGGCTATAAATTCATGGATGAGGGTATTGATAGTAGTGATATGGAAGAAATTAAAAAACAAATAAGAAAAGAAGTATCCGATATCTTACGTGATATTTGGATTAAAAGAAACTCTTGGGGAGGACGTTAATGTATCAAGTAGATCCAAATGATAGTACAAAATCAATACCAAAAGCAATACCAGTAAGTGCTTATGGTCGGTCAATAAATCCAGCTGCTACAGTTATTACTGATAGACCTAATTATATAATGGTAAATAGAGCTGGAAGTTATTCATTTGCATATCAATCTGGAAGTTTAGCGACATATGTAAGTGGTTCAACCGTTGTGGCTGATGCTGGACCAGTTAGACTTGATATTAATCCAGTTGCTTGGACATCAGCAACTGCTGCTACCGGCGATATAACTTTTGTATACACAGGAAACGTAGGGTAAAATAATGAATAAACAATTATTAGTAGATGTTAGACCTTTTGATATATCAAGAACAAAAATTGATGAATCAATTAAAGATAACGGTGGAAAATTAATCGTCAAGGGTGTATTACAGAGAGCAGAAAGTAAGAATCAAAATGGACGTGTATATCCAAGAGAAGTATTGTTAAAAGAAGTCGGAAAATATTTAGAACATCAGGTTACAGAAAGACGAGCATTAGGTGAGTTAGACCATCCTGATAGTTCTGTTGTTAATTTAAACAATGCCTCACATAATATTATTGAGATGCATTGGGATGGTGATGATTTATTAGGAACAGTTGAAGTCTTATCTACACCCGCTGGTAATATCTTGAAAGAATTATTTAAATCAGGTATTAAACTTGGTATTTCTTCAAGGGGATTAGGTAGTGTTGAGCCAATGAAAGAAGCAGATGGCGAGGATACAGTAGAGGTTCAACCTGACTTTGAATTAATAGCTTTCGATTTCGTATCAAATCCATCCACACATGGTGCATTTATGAGACCTGTAAATGAATCCGTTCAACCTAAGACTCCAGAAAATAATATAGAAAGAATTATCAACTCAATCATGAGGGGTTAATTCGATGCCCTTTAAATCCGAAAAACAACGGAAATGGATGCATGCTACTAAGCCTAAAATGGCTAAGAAGTGGGAAAAAGAAAAAAAAGACGAGTCCGCCGATAGGGATTATAAAGACGAGTATAAGAAGTTTCAATCTTCTGATAAATCAAAGAAATATAGAGCAGAATTAAATAAGTACAATAGAGATAAAGGTACTTATGGAAATGGTGATGGTAAAGACGCCTCACACAAAGGGGGAAAAATCGTGGGATTTGAAAAAGAATCAAAAAATAGAGGACGAGCTGAAAAAAGTCGTTTGAAGAAAGAAAGTCCCGATTTCAATCCAATGATTGATACGATTTTAGATGATGTTATTAAAGAATATCAAACTA